GCAGTCCAGCAATGTGTTACCATCTACATGCCATGCCTTTGTGCAGTCATGGTTGAAGACCACGAAAGTAAGTAGGTCATTATAACATTCGCTCTTCCACTTGTCAAGTAGTCTCTTCTTACGGTGTGGAATACGTAACTCTTTCCAACTGTCAGGCCACTCATCACTCTTCCAAGAATATTTTACCTCCACCTCATAGAGATGTCTTGGAAGTTCTGGACCTACAGTTGATACGATATCAAAGTAAGTTGTTTCATTGGTATCAATGTTAGTATGATCATGTTCCTTTAGCCAAGATACCATAGCTTCTTTTGCAGCCTTGTCAGCAATATCATACAGAGTTCTGTCAAACTTTTTACGAACCTCAGTCATTGTCATTCTCCAAGAAAGGGTTATCGATCTGTGTCATACGTCCTGTACCACCATCATAGTGAAGGTGACAGGCCACACCTGTATCTCCGGTGTACCTGTTCTTCAGGATACGGATAGAGGTGGTGTTAGCTTCGATAGGGTCGTCTGCCTGTTGATTACGCTCCAGTGCAATTACTGCATCAGACAGGTGAGCAATGGAGGCAGAGCCTCGTAAGTGTGACAGAGTAACCTCACGCCCATTCTCATGCCCGTTATCACCTGATGGCCTACGTAGGTGGCTGACCAGAAGTAGAGCAATGCCTGTCTCCTCAACAAGAGAGCGAAGCTTGGTCATCAGGATGTCGATAGACTTACGCTCATCGCCGTTGTCCTCCTGACCTGATACAAGGATAGATAGATGATCAAGGAAGACCCACTTGCAGTTAAGAGCCTTTGCCATGTACCTGACACGACCAAGAATCTCGTCGTTGTCGATGCTGCCAAAGTGATCGAACGCAAAGAACCTGCCAGAGTCAATCGTCTTGGCTTGCCAATCATCCAACTGTTCCTGCGTGTACTGGTCACGAATCTCCTTGATGTACAGTCGAGCATTGGCCTCGACACTCATAAGGTTGAAGGCAGTCTGCTTTGTGTTCTCCTCCATAGCAAGCACACCAATGTTATCCTCGGTGTTGTGCATGATATGATACATAAGCTCACGCATGATGCTGGACTTACCCATACCTGCACCGGAGGTAAACGTCACAAGCTCTCCGGTCCTGATGCCGTAGGTCTTGTCGTTCATACCAGACCACGGGTAGGGACAAGTCTCGTTGTGCGTCTCATCGTAGAGGCTACGTCCAAGATCAGCAAGGTTAATGATACCTGCTGGTGTATAGGTACGTGCGCTCCACCAAGCCTGAGTAAACTTCTCACGCTGCCCTGTCTTCAGATACTCATTGGCATCCTTCAGTTCAAGGTCCATGATCTTACACTTGTTAGGCTCAAACAGTTTGGCAACTGCTTGTGCTGCATCCTTACCCTGCTTGTCATTGTCAAAGCAGAGGACGATGGTATCGAACTTGTTAAGATACTCCAGTGACTGCTGACAATTCTTCACGGCAGACTGTGCGCCATTCTTGATAGACACTGAAGGCCACTTCGATCCCATCAGTTCAAAGGCACTCATGGCATCAATCTCACCCTCGCAAACCGTGACAAACTTGCCCGTCTGACCAAAGATATTCTGACCAAACAAACCACACTTACCAAGATCACCTTCAGACCAGAACTGCTTGTCGCTGGTTCGCCGGAACTTGGAAGCAAGGTGGTTGCCATCCTTGTCATGATACTTGTACATGTGCTTGTCTATCATAGTACCACTCTTAGTAACAGATACACTGTACTTCTTACAGGTATCTAAGCTGATCTTTCGATCAGGAATGGCTGAGAAGGTAAAGGCAGATAGGTTTTCATTGTGCATTTTGACGACCTGTTTTGGTTGGGTATCCATTCTCTCTCCGTTTCTGTAGGGTTTAGATTCTTCGCAGCTAAAGCATTTAGTTCCCCACTCATAGTATGCCAGTGCGTCTGACGAACCACAGTCGGGGCAGGGTTGGTGTGTTTTAAGTTCCATAAACTTCTCCATATTAATTGAGCCTTAGTAGTTTCGTAGAAACTCTACTACTAAGACTCAATTAAGTTTACCATTTACCTTTACTGTTTTCCATAAGTTCCTTACATAACTCTTGTCGGTGTGCAGCTATATCCTTTTCTATTGATACCAGTGTCTCTATCTTATCAACCATTTCCATACTACGCCACGGTGCTTTGAAGCAGGTCTGAACATGGCCTCTGTCTTTTGGTTTGTATATCTCTACGAGAACATTCATAGCTCTATCCCTTCTTGATTTCATAAACTCTTTCTGTAGGTAATCCGGTAACATGGCGAATGAGTTGCTCACGGTTTTCAAGTTCTTCTTTTGCTTCTTTTTTAGTAGTGAAAGATTTAAGCTCCACATCTCCCCACTCCTTTCTCAACACTAACTTCCACATAACGCACTCCATGATTCAGGAAATAACTTTTCCATATAATCTCCGATAGGTTTAACTACGTCACTAGTTTCAACCTGTGCATCCTTACTGCATCGTAGCTTGTACACCCGTGCGAAGGCCATCAGTGTACCAGACCAGTACCACTCTGTCAATAGACTTTGTGGTAGTATTGCTCTGGCCTGTTCTGCACATACACCTGACTCAATCATAGCTTTGTATGAATCTTCGCAGTGACGTTGTGCGTCTTGAAACATATGGTTTACCACACTTGGTGAGGCAACTGCCTCCCTTGATGATCCCTGCTTGACATCTTCGGCACCCTGTCTCCAGTAGTCAGGGGACCAAAACTCTGGATCAGTTTTAATATACCTACGGCTCACCTCGTTCCAGACCAGACCAACCTGATGCTTCATAAGCTGACGTGCTACAAATATAGGTGCCTTGATCCTGAACTGTGCAGAGCCATGACCAAATGGGGTCCAGTGATTGTGCTTGGCAAGATACTTTATCAGTTTAATATCTTTATCTTGAAGCACTCCCTTAGTCGGACCACCAAAAGGTATCACTTCCCAAGATGATTCTTTATCAAAGCTTACCCGTGCTGCATTAACAACACTGAGATCACTGCCCATATGATCAATCAATTCAACAGTCATCAAAGGTATCTTCCCACAGTTCATGTACAAAAGAAACTTTATCTTCCATAATATTATCTGCTTCTTTCTTTGCTAACTTCTTAGCTTCTTTGTAAACATAACCTTCATCAACATACTCTCGAATCAGGTCACGCATTAAACCGCTGCGTTCTTTCTGCCATAAATTTTTAGCCATCTCACTCTAAGTCCTCTAAGTCTTTAAAAAATTCTTCTCTATCTTTTTGAGAGTTAACATTGTAACCTGAATCTTTCATCAGCAACCATACCTCTTTGTTATATCCTAAAGACTTTCTTAGAATATCTTCTTTATTTAAACGATGCCAATCAAAGTCATAAACTTTCGTCATTATGTTCTACCCATCCCGTGTTAGCATTAGTTTGTTTTTCTTTTGCTAGTTCTTTTCTTAGGTCATCTATTAATTTTTCCTGTTCTTTTACTCTAGCTTTTAACATCTTAATATTAGTATTTAATATATCCCAAGCTGACTTTAAGTTACTGTCTTCTGACATATTATACTCCTGTCACTGGGTGTTGTCAATATAAAATACATGGTTGTCTATCTGTCCCACAAGAGAGAAGCGTTCGTCCAATGCCCAGTATGGCGTGACATAAGAGGCATGGTAGTGGGTTGCTCCTTCAGTGTGAAGTAATATAACACCCTGTAAGGCAAGCTCTGCTGCACTGACTGCTTCAGCATAGGCATTTACATTGGCAATAGTTTCTGGCTTACCGTCACACCAGTAGGAGAAGTGACACTTGTTTCTGACAGGCTTTCCCTTCCATGTCCTGCCTTGACGCACAACATCGCAGATACTATCAGGATATCTTTCTGATTGTACTCGTTGCAGTATCACATTTGCTACAGCTAACTGTGCCACAAAAGACTCTGACCTTGCTTCAAAGTATACTGCCTCTGCCAAACACGAAAGATTGTCCGCTCTTACCTGAGACGCAAAGAAAGAAAGTATAATAAAAAATACAAAGTTAAGTACAATAATTTTTAAATAGTTCATTGCAATCTTTCAATCTTTATATTGAAGGGGAATCCACTAGACAGTTCCTTTATACCATGACACATTAGATACGCAGCGGCATCTTCGTATGATGTAAAGGTACATACTTCTTCTTCATCTTCGTTTATCATTAAGTCAATATCATCTACATTCTTAACTGTATCTTCTTGAGCTTGTGTTATTATATAACTCATCGACCTTGCCCTCTATATTTTTTAAAGCTACGCCTCTTATGTTTATTGTTGGGACGGGAAAGAGTTCCCG